CGACACACGTATGAGAGATCACTATCTTAAAACAGTGACTGGAATACAGACTGTTTCAAACGATAAAATCATTGTATAAGTATAAATATCCATGTAGAGGATAGTTATGCCGTTAAGTCTTTCTGTTTTAAATACAGCCTTAGACACAATGAAGTCCGAAGCCAGTGTTGTTAAAGCCGGAGTCGATACATTGTCTGAAAAATGTACCAGCAGTTGCAATATACTTGGAACTGCTGGTTCTACATTTGGCGATGCTGTCAAAGAAACAGCTCGTGAAGTTGAAAAATCCATTGGCGATGCATTGAAAGGACTCGGTGGATTGAGTTCTTCGATCTCAGGAGCCATTGACAAAGTTGCTGATATAATCAAGGGACTAAAGGACAAACTATCTAAACTAACTGCTAGTGCCATAAACACAATTAATGCTGCGATGGCAAAAATAACTTCAGCTATAACAGATGTTAAGGATTCGATCAATCCCGGTGGATCATTGAACACTGTTTTTTCAGATATCACCAGCGGGCTAAATGCTATTGCAGGAAATATCCAAACTGCCATTGGTGGAGTTTTAAAAGGGTCTTGTTCGGTCACATTAGACGCTCTTAAAGGTCTAGGCGAAGGCGCCAGTGGTCAAATCGATAAAATCAAAGGTGCGATCAGCTCAGCAGCTGGTAGTGTCACCGGCAGTCTTGAATCTGTGGCTGGATCTGTTCCTAACTTGCCCGCTACTGGTAAAGAAGCACAAAACATTGCCACTAGTTTGGTAGGAGATTCGATGACAGCTAGTCTCGGCGGACTATCTTCCACAGTAGGCGGATTAGGTGATACCATTGGTGGATTTGTTAAATCTGCAGGTGGGTCCATTGACAGTGCTTTGTCCCAACTTAAAAAGTTTGCAGCATGAGAGGTTCTGCACGACTGGGAGACGAAGTATCGGGAAGATGTTTTGGTCATTCGGGGGGTCCGATTAAAAAAGGAACTATTGTGACAGCGTCGCCTAATGTGAAAGCCAATGATCGTGCTGTTGCTCGAATTGGTGATAAAGTAAATTTAGAATGCGGACATCGAGCAGTTATTGTGGGCGGATCGCCTGACGTTAAAACCAACGATCGACAACATGCACGACTAGGTGATCGAGTCGAAGGCGATGGTGTTGTATACCAAGGCGAAATCGTGACCGCAAGTCCAAATGTGATAGTAAATTAAAAGGAGTTTTTCATGAACCTTCAACAATTAGAAAATTTAATCGATGACAGTGATGAAATAGATATGACCGATCAGGACTATGGTATAATAATTACCGCAGATGGAAAACTCAAGATGTTGGTTGTTCCTGAAGAAGTGGACAGCCAAGATGAAGTGCCAGATATTGTGGCAGAGATACTTAGTTTATTCTCCGAAGATTCAATTGCTCATCCACACCGTACAGTACACTAAAGAAAAACCGCCCCGAAGGGCGGTTTGTTTTGCTTGCTAGCTAAATTAGAACGTGTTCAACGCAGGATTATGTGCACGGATCAATTCACGCTCACGTGCATGAGCAGCCAATCGACCACGTACCACTTCGATCAGACCATACACATGGGCTTCGGCACCATGCTCACGCAGGCTCGAACACAAAGCCCAACCTTTGCTTTCGGTAAGAGCACGACGCAGATGTTTCTGCATACGAACTTTCAATGCCTGCTGAACGTTGCCTGAGCAGACAGTGATGCCAATATACTGAGCTTGCGTCACAGTATTGGTGATCACATAGACTGCGTGGTTGCAATCGTTGCGGCGTTTACGGGTGCTAGTGCGACGTTTCATAGTGTTGTAATTATAGCAAAGGTCAATCGGCTTGTCAACCGAAAAAACAGGTTGATTTTTATTAAAAAACAGTGTAAAATCATAGAGTTATAGCCTAAAAATCGTTGTTTTTTCGCCACAAAATGACTACTAAACAAAAAGTGACTGCTACAGTCTATGATCGCCGCGGCCGTGTACTCAGTATCGGCCAAAACAGTTATAGCAAAACGCACCCCTATCAAGCTCGACTAGCACGTCAAGCCGGGCACCCAGAACGACAATACTTACATGCTGAAATATCTGCCTTGATCAAGTGTCGTGGTACACCATACAAAATTCGAGTTGAGCGTAGAAATACGCATGGTGAATTACAGTTGGCTAAACCCTGTGCGGTCTGTGAATTGGCTATCAAAGAGGCTGGTGTAAAGTTTGTTGAGTATTCAATTTAATAGACAACTAGGCGAACAATCATGTATAAATATGTTTGTAGAGGTTCAATTGAACTCTACTTTTAATCTTGCTTAATTTAAGGAGAAAAAAATGACAAGACTAACAACTCTAGATCTCTCACCCTTTACTCGTGCATCGGTCGGATTCGATCGACTATTTGAACAAATGGATCGTCAATTCGCCAACTCATCCAATCAAGGTTATCCGCCTTACAATATTGTGATGATCAATGACGACGAGTACATGATCACCATGGCGGTAGCTGGATTTAGTATGTCTGATTTGGAAATTACCAAAGACAGCAACCTACTTATCGTTGAAGGAACTAGTGCTCGTAAGGCCGACGATGAAGAAGTAAATTATCTCCACCGTGGTATTGCAAGTCGTAGTTTCCGTAGGCAATTCACCCTTGCCGATTATGTGGAGGTTGAAGCTGCAACACTGGAATTGGGTATGTTAAACATTCGTTTAAAGCGCCATCTTCCAGAGGAAAAACAACCTAAGAAAATTGCAATCACAATGAATGGTTGATCCAAGGCAATGAGTTGCAGTCTGGGGACTGGCCCCAGACTGTGTTTAATAAAAGGTAAAAAATGTCAACAGAAACAGTAGTTAAAAATGATGATACAGTTAAAACACGAATTAAGTCTCATCTTAAAGAACCTCCTCTCTATCGCGTGATCTATGTAAACGACGATAAAACAACCATGGAATTTGTAATCGAGACTCTGATCGATATTTTTAACTATGACGACGATGGTGCGATACAAAAAACTAAAGAAATACACGAGGAAGGAAGCTCAATCGTGGCAATTTACAGCTACGAACTAGCTGAGCAAAAAGGAATCGAAGTCACACTATTAGCTCGTAGCAATGGTTTCCCTTTACAGGTCAAAATCGAGGCCGAAGAATGATATTCAATCAACTACGCGAACTTCGCGGAAAAGAAATAGGATTCACTTGCAGCAGTTTTGATCTTCTTCATGCCGGGCATGTGGCCATGCTAGCCGAAGCACGTAGTCATTGTGATTACTTGATTGTGGGACTACAAATTGATCCCACAATCGATCGTCCAGAGAAGAATTATCCAGTTCAAAGTATTGTAGAGCGGCACATTCAAATTGCTGGTGTACGCTATGTAGATGAAGTCGTGGTATACAATACCGAACGAGACCTTGAAAATCTACTAAAGATTTTGCCTATTACTGTGCGTATCTTAGGTGTAGAATATCAAGACCGTGAATTTACTGGGCGAGAGATTTGTCAAAAAAGTGGTATTCGTATTGTGTATAATACTCGCAATCACGATTATAGTACCAGCGAACTTAGATCAAGAATTGTTCAACTAGACAGTAATTAATAAAACATGAATGTGATGATCGACACGGAGACGTTAAGCGTCACTCCGAATAGTGTTCTTCTCACTATGGCCGCAGTTAAGTTCAATCCTTTTAACTCTGTGGGCATTGTAGATCAATTATATCATAAACTCAATGTCGATGAGCAAATTGCCAATGGTAGAGATGTAGATGAAGGCACATTAGCCTGGTGGTCGAAACAACCACAAGAAGTCTACGAAGATGCCATGAGTGAGCATGATCGTATTGGAGTGCGCGAAAGTCTAGAACAATTGACTAAATTTTTAGTCGGGGTCGATGATATTTGGTGTCAAGGTCCAGTATTTGATATTGTGATCTTGGAAAATCTCTACAGAGAATATGACATGCATTTTCCTTGGTCATACTGGCAAATCCGTGATAGTCGAACTCTTTTTAAGTTTATGAACTACGATCCACGAGCAGAAATACGCCGAACCGACACAAAAGCACATCATAATGCCTTAGATGATGCAATTACACAGGCCTGTGCTGTACAAAAGTGCTACAAACTACTGAGAAGTAGTAATTTAGAAACTCTACAAACGTAAAAAAGACCACAATCGCACTAAATAATTGTGCGATGAAAAACTTCAATTCATATAATTCGGTATTATTATCAGTATTTAAATCAAATTACAAGCGAGCTGAGATAATTTCAAGAAAGGCACAACTGCTCAATGATGTATACAATCATTATAATGTCAGGCCCGCAAGCGAGCTCTACATCGGATTCAATCCTGCAATATTGACTTCACGTGCAGAAAAAATATTCATCTTAGGAATCGATGATCATGATTTTTTTGATATACAGCAAACAGTTCCAGTCTTACAAAAAGTGAACAACCTCAGGGATATTTCCGGCAATGTAGAAGTTGCGATTTCCGGCGATGAGTTTTATACTTTTTTTGACAGTGAAGAAGATCAAAAAACATTTCTCAATCAATTAAGAGCAGTGGTATTTGGATTTGTAATTACCACTCTTCGAGATTATAAAAATCAAGATTTCAAGGAACGCGAATTCAGTTTTCCTGCATTAGTAAAAAGCGAAGACGGTAATACCATATACTTAGAGCATCACGAACATGACATTAAATTTAAGAATCAATGGAACACAATGATCTACGAGATTCACAATTCTCAAATGAATGCCTATGGGCCTTACAGTAAACGTGCTGTATACTTTAAACAGTTAGCCAAATTTGCTGCTGATGCCGGATTCGTTAATTTTCATGTGCACAAAAATCTAATGTATAAAAGTATGATTAGAAAAAATTACGAACACGTTATTAGTTTTAGTTAAATACTTTTATCTTCTACAGTGGACTGCTAGACTTTCATCCCACTCTAAATATTCTGCAAGTCATCAAACTTACTTTAAAAGGCAAGAGATGACAACTTATCAACCTATTACTTATCGTTTTACATCCACTAAAGAATATGTGGACGAATTTCCTTGTGCTTACAAACAATGGCGAGCCGATACACATTGTAATCTCAATCATGGATATTCTTTTTCGATCAAATTCTATTTCGGAGCTAACGAGCTAGACCGTCGTGGCTGGGTAGTAGATTATGGTGGACTAAAAGAACTAAAACAAATACTAAAGGATCAATTTGATCACAAGACCATAATCGCGGCCGATGATCCGGATCTGGCCAAGTATCAACAATTAGAACAAGATGGTATTTTAGCATTGACCATTTTACCAGCTATGGGCTGTGAAATGATCGCTGATATGCTGTACAAATTTGTTAATGGAGTTTATATTCCTGACTACTTAGGAAAAGGCGAAGCCGACCGTGTTTGGTGCTATCGGGTAGAAGTTCGAGAAACACAAAGCAATATGGCCTGGAGAGAAGGTCATCGCGAATGGAATGAAGATTTGTTTGACAACAATTAAATTATCCTGTATAATACATTTATGTACAAATTTACCTCTCAACCCACACCGATGCCAGTTTTAACTATGTCACCTGAGATTGACGGTTCTTCCATAACCTTTTGGGCTAACGAAAGTGAAATGTTGAAACTAACACCAACTGGATTTTGTGTTCGTGGCCAACCTGTGCCCGTTGACGAACAAGAAGCACGTGAAGTTTATCAAGCGTTTCGACAATGGATGACTTGGGCTGGTTTAACAGCACAGCCATGAAGTTTCGTCCACAATACTTTAGTCCAAAACGCCGTCTTAAGTGGTGGCGTGAGTATCGGGAATATGCTGGCGAATTAAACTGGCAAGAGAATTACAGTGATAAAAACTTTCGACAAATGAGATGGCCTCGTGTGTATAGGATAGGCCACCATTTGCACTATTTGGCCTGTCATGCACCGTTAGCAGTGAGGCCCAAATGGCAAACCGCTTGGAAACGATTTACACTTAAATACAGAAATTTTTAATGAAAACATTGGTAATTGGATCAGGTGTTACAGGAATTTTGGCTGCTTATTATTTGACTCAAGCAGGTCATAAGGTCACGGTTATTGATCGAGAACGATACCCTGCTATGAAATGCAGTCGGGCCAACGGGGGGCAACTTTCCGTCAGTAATAGCGAAGTTTGGACTACATGGAGCAATGTCCGAAAAGGTCTATCTTGGATGTTAACTAAAGATGCTCCGCTATTGATTCGTCCCAGTTTGGAATGGAACAAATTGAAATGGGTGACTGAGTTTCTTTGGCATACAGTTAAGTCAGATTATCAGCAGAATACACTAAAGACCATTAAATTAGGTCTCGACTCTCGTACGCTATATCAAGAAATCGTTGATCAAGAGTCATTGAAATTTGATTACAGTAATTCTGGTATTCTACATATCTATAAAGATTCGGAATATTTTGATCATGCTACTCTAGTCAAAGAACTTTACGAATCAGCAGGATGTGAATGGCAACTACTATCGCAGGAACAGATCAAAAAAATAGATCCAACATTGTCCAACATTGAGGGCATGATCGGATCGGCATGGACACCCAGTGACAGTGTGGGCGATATTCATAAGTTTGTTTCTGAGTTATATGTAGTATTAGCTAAAAAATATCATGTAAAATTCTTCTTCGATACCGAATTTGATCCAGTGACTGACTATTCCGAATATGATAGAATTGTAGTATCGGCTGGAGTCGGATCACAAAAAATTGGCAAATTCTTTGGAGACCGATTGTCTGTTTACCCAGTCAAAGGTTATAGTATAACTATTACAGTTCCTGATTCGGATATGCGATATGTGCCCCGTGTTAGTCTATTAGACGATCGAGCTAAAATTGTCAGTTCAACATTGGGGAATAGATTTCGTGTAGCTGGTACAGCAGAATTGGCCGGTGAAAATTACGATATTCGCCATGACAGAATTCAACCATTGTTAAACTGGGTGCATGAAAACTTTCCTAAAATCGATACCAGTAATTACAGTAGTTGGGCCTGTTTGCGTCCAATGACTCCTGATATGATGCCAATTGTCAAGGCCAGTGACCATGATCAAAAAGTATTTTATCATACCGGGCATGGTCATTTGGGTTGGACATTGAGCCCTGCAACCGCTAAACAACTTGTAGAAATCATTTAAAACTGTTATAATAGGTCTACTATGACTAAACGAATCGGTTTTGCCTGTAAGTGGATTGATCGTCCTGACCAAGTCAATGGTATCGGTCTCAAAGACGATTGTAAGAAATTCAATACCATTGGTACCACAGTGGCTTGGTGTAATCGTCAAACACGTGACGTGGCTGAACAGCGGTTGTGGGATATCATGGTTCATAACATCGAATCAGTAAGACTATTAGTAGAATGGGTAGGGAGTCAGAATGAGCACCTTCGTATGGTTCGTATTGGCAGTGATGTTCTTAATATGTTCACTGAGCCTACTTGGCGTAACTTCTATCACCGGAGTGATGTACGCGATTATTGCCAGCGTCATTTTGGCGTGGTTGGTGATCTTGCTCGTGCCCATAATGTTCGCCTTAGTATGCATCCTGGCCAGTTTGTGGTTCTTGGCAGTGATAATCCAGATATTGTCAACCGTAGTATAGAGGAGTTTGAATATCATGCAACTGTGGCCTCTTGGCTGGGTTATGGAAGATCGTTTCAGGACTTCAAAATCAATGTCCACATCTCGGGTCGAGCCGGTCCAGAGGGTGTCCGACAGTCCTATTCGCGACTCAGTCCAGAAGCCCGTAATTGTATCACCATCGAAAACGAAGAGATCACCTGGGGATTGGGGTCATGCCTAGAATTGGCGGATATTATTCCCATTGTTCTAGACATTCACCATCATTACATTCATACAGGAGAGTACATTGAAATTCGGGATCAGCGTGTTGCGAGAGTCATTGACAGTTGGCGTGGTGTGCGTCCTGTCGCTCATTATAGTGTGAGTCCCGAACATCTACTTGTTGACCATCCCCGTGATCAACTTCCCGATCTCAAGGCCTTGATGGCTGCGGGATTTAAGAAACAAAAACTACGTGCTCACAGTGATTTCTATTGGAACACAGCAGTAAATGATTGGGCATTGACATTTCTGGAACATTTCGACCTCATGTGTGAATCCAAGGGCAAGAACTTGTCCAGTTTCGAACTATATCGTTATTGGAAAAGCCAGCAAACTCAGTTGCTGGCTGCGTGAACAAGATTATTTAGATTTTCGAGTGGTAGTTTTACGAGCCGGTGCCTGTGCTACAGCATCGGCTTTCTTTTTTGCGGCTGGCTTTTTTGCTGGTGCTTTCTTAGCAGCAGCGGGTTTCTTGGCTGGTGCCTTTTTAGCAGCAGGCTTATCTGTCTTAGGTTTTTTTGCTGCTGGTTTTTTAGCAGGCTTTTCTTCTGCTTTTACTTCAGGTGCAGCCATTACTACACGGGCAGGATTATCAGCATGAGCAGACCATTCCTCTGTGGTCAATCGATGTAGACCCACGCAAAGACCAGTGGGACTACGACCACAACCACATTTGGTTGGTTCCGAGATTGTGTGAATTGTTTCAACTGGTTTAGTTTCTACCACTGGAGCAGGTGCAGGCGGTTCTACTTTATAAGGAGCAAAGGTCTTTTCTTCGGCTGCACGAATGGGACCGTCTAGGGGATGCGGCTGATCCGTTTTTTTGCTGCCCGACAGCCATTCGGCAATTTTTCGAAATATCATGATAGTTTCCTTGACTTGAACTTTTATTTACCGAAAAACTTGAAATATACAAAAAAATCACATAATATCTAGTTTCGCGGCAGTGCACAATAAATACATTTTTAAGGAATCAATCATGTTTAACATCGCAGAGCTTACAGTTGACTCAATTCAAAATGGTAAGAAACAGTTTATAAACAAGTATATGACCAATCAAGAAGTCAAACAAGCATGGACCAAGTATGTTGATGTACAAACAGAATTTGTTCATACAGCCATGAAAACTGGCACCACAGTTTTCACTACAGTGGGTAGAGAAATGATGGAAACCAAAGTTGAAAGACTATTCAATCCTTTTTGTATCGACTGGTTCAAAGCAGGTTGGGACGCCTGGACTGCCCAAACAACTAAAAAGTCCTAATACAATATAAGGAGATTAATATGTTTTCATTTCTAAATTCTGTAGTTGATATGCAAAAGAAACAAGCCGACTATTTTGTTGATGCTATCCCCGAAGGTGTTTACAAGACCGTGGCTAAGAACTTCACTAAAGTTCAGTGCGACCTTGCATACAAAAGTATCGAGATCGCAGATGGTTATGTAGACGGACTTAAAAAAGTCTACGCCAAATAATTATAGTTGTTGTAATGGATAGGGGTCTCATTGACCCCTATTTCTATTTATATTAAACTAAATATACAAAACTTGAGAGAATTATTATGCCTAAAACTCTAGCAGAAGAAATCCGTGACACAATGAGTAAAATCGAAGAAGCCATGGGACGTAATTATGACATGGAACTTGATGTTGAAAACTGGGAAGAATCTGAAGACCCCGATGATGAGAACTGGCCTGCTTATCGAACACTAGGCATCAACTATTCTATCTCTGGCAGTTATCGTCCTGCTACCTGGGGCGATCGTGGTGGTGATCCTCCAGAATACCCCGAACTAGACGACGTTGAAGTTTTTGATGCCGATACCGGTCAGGCATTGTCCAATCTTCCCGCTGAGTTAGATCGCGAAATCGAAGCTGCAATTTGGAAAGACGCAGAAAGTCGGAAAGACGATAATATCGATTATGATAGATTTTAAACAAAAATGACTACACCAGCAAGTCCAAATTCAATATCTGCATTTCAAATTAATCGTGAGTTAGGCCGAAGCGGTACTACTACTTTAGATTTAAACAATTATTCGATACATCGATTAGCAGGAAAAGTATTTGGATTGCCTTTTTTATTAAATTTTACTCCCGGGATATTAATTTCCTACGATGAACTTCGGGGAAAAACATTCTCACTGCCAACAGAGATATTTTTAATCGGTGGCGGAGGCGGAGGCGGAGGCGGAGCAGGTGCCGAAGGAGGTGGCGGTGGCGGATCAGGTGGGTATTATCAGTACGACGAAAGTGATATATACACATATAGTCCTGCTTATCTCCCTCCCGGGACCTATACAGTAATTGTCGGTGGTGGCGGTGTCGGTGGCTCGGCAAATAACAATGGAAGCAACGGTAATCCCTCGTATGTAATTTATCCGAGCGGATTTACTCCTTTTGCAGGTGGGGGAGGTGGCGGAGGTTCGATCGGAAACGGAAACGCTAATACCACGTGGACAGGAGACC